TCAAACAACTGGTATGCTGCAACGAATACAAACATCTATATGTTTAGAGCAAACAACCAATTGGTTTGGGAAAAAGAAATAACTGGTGTAACATCACCAAAAATTAATTGGATTAAGTATAGTGATAATTATCTATATGTAAACGGAACAACCACAGACCCTAACAGTAAAACTGGATTCATTAATTACAAGGTGCTTGCATCTAATGGTTATCTTGCTTGGGCAAATTCACTTCAGGTTCCAGGTGCAGGTCAAAGTATTAGACTTGGTCATAGACAGATGGATGTGAAAGGTGATTTTCTTGTTGGTACTGGATATGCGTATCCAAATGGCAGTACAAAAGCAATTGCAATTACCTATGAATTACCAATAGACGGAACTTTACCTGGTCTGTATGCATATTCAAGTTCAACCAAATGGGGCGACTTTACATATGTGACTGTACCATCTGCAGCAACCACAACAAGTACAACAGTTGGTAGTGGAAACACAACAGTAACGCTTGCTATCAATACAACATATTCATATACAATGAATGCTGTTACTTATCAGAATCCTAGTCCAGAAAATGAACAGACAGTTGATTATTTTAAAGAACAATGGGAATTTACAAGCAACGGAACAATTGTTATACCTTCTTCAGGATCAAGCAACGTAGCTTTAGATGTAAGTGGAAAATCTTTGGCAAATGTTGCAAGCATTCAATTTGCAAACAATACAATTCAAGTTGGTGCTTCTGTACCTTTGGCTAATCTAAAGGTACTGGTTGCAGCATCATCCGACTTCAATGACTTTAAGAGTAGAATCGCAGCATTATAAACTAAGTTAAAAATATGAATACATTTGACAAAAACATGGAAAAATTATTTGATGTAACACCGGTAGAACAGGAAATAAAACCTCTGTTACCGGTAGTTACTAAGACTGAAGAAGGTCCAGATTTAAAAACAGACTTACAAGATGCCTATGAACAAACAAAGGACAATCTACAAGAGTTGATTGATAACGGCAAAGATGCAATGGAAGAACTAAGACACATTGCATCTGCTGGACAACATCCACGGGCATTTGAAGTCTATGCAACACTACTAAAGAATGTGGTTGATGCGAACAAAGAACTACTTGCGGTACAAAAACAAATGCGTACAATGGATGGTAAACAAAAAGAAGGTGATACCAAAATTGATAAAGCAATTTTCGTTGGCTCGACCGCTGAATTAAATAAACTTTTAAAAAGTAAAGAATGATTGATAATGTCGATTTAAAATTTGGTGAAGCGTACCGAGATAATCCATTACTTAAAAAAGCCGGTGTTAAGGTAGAGTATACACAGGAACAAGTTGATGAATATATAAGATGTGCCAAAGACCCTGTTTATTTTGCAAAAAATTATATCAAGATTGTTAACGTTGATGAAGGTCTAATCAACTTTAAGATGTGGCCATTTCAAGAAAAGATGTTAAAACTTTTCAAGGACAACCGGTTCGTTATCACTAAATGTCCTCGACAGGTTGGTAAAACTACAACCACGGTAGCGTACATGTTATGGGCAACCATATTTACAGACCAACAAAACTGTGCAGTTCTAGCAAACAAGGGTGCTTTGGCTCGTGATATTTTGTCCAAATACCAACTTGCATATGAAAATTTACCAATGTGGTTGCAACAAGGTATTGTTACGTGGAACAAAGGTAACGTAGAACTCGAAAATGGTTCCAAGATTGTTGCTGCATCCACTTCATCATCTGCAATTCGTGGAGGTTCTTTTAACATTGTATTCTTGGACGAATTTGCTTTCGTACCAAACAATATTGCGGAAGAATTCTTCAACTCTGTTTATCCTGTAATTTCATCAGGTAAAAAGACAAAGATTATTATTGTGTCTACACCTAATGGTATGAATCTATTCTACAAGTTATGGATGGACTCAATCAATAAGAAGAATAATTATATTAACTTTGAAATACATTGGTCACAAGTGCCTGGTCGAGATGAGAAATGGAAAGAAGAAACGATTCGCAATACTTCTCAACGACAATTCTCACAAGAGTTTGAGACTGAGTTTTTAGGTTCTTCAAACACTTTGGTTTCTGGTTACAAACTGCAACAATTGGTATATACCGACCCAATTGCGAACCACGACCTGTTGAAAATATATGAACATCCGGTTAAAGAAGGTGTGAATGAATCTAAATCCGACCACCTGTATGCAATCACGGTCGATGTTTCAGAAGGTAGGAATCTTGATAGTTCGGCCTTCTCTGTAATTGATATCTCACAGACGCCATACAAACAAGTGGCAACCTATAAGAGTTCATCAATTACACCTATATTGTTTCCAACAGTCATCTATAACGCAGCAAGATATTACAATGATGCGTATGTTTTGGTGGAAATTAACAACAATCCTCAGGTAGCAGATTCATTACATTCAGATTTTGAATATGAAAACCTTTGGAAGATATTTACAGGCAATAAGAAACCGCAACAATTGTCGGCTGGATTTGCCCGTGGTGTTCAAATGGGATTGAAAATGTCTCCTCAGGTAAAGGCAATTGGTTGTTCAAACCTTAAGACTTTGATTGAAGGTGACAAATTGTTGATTCAAGATTTTGATACATACTCCGAGTTGACCACTTTTATTCAGCAAAAGAATTCCTTTAGTGCAGAAGATGGTGCAAATGACGATATGGTCATGTCTCTGGTCATGTTTTCTTGGGTAACAACCCAACAGTATTTTAAAGAGATTGTTAACCACGACATACGTAAACAGATTCAGTTAGAAAATATGAATCAAATGGATGATGACGTTTTGCCAGCTCCAATCATCGAAGATGGTTTGGAACATGATTTTGAGATTATGGGTGGTGACATGTGGGAAGTTGCAGACGGTGGAGAAACGTATGCAAAGTTTATGAGAAATAGATTGGAAAGGTTATAAAACCAGCCTTTCATAAATACTCTTATGGTATTTTGCCAAAAGAACATAATAATTCAAGGAGAATAAAATGGCATTTCAAATCTCTCCAGGCGTAACTGTATCTGAAGTGGACGCAACAACAGTTGTACCCGCAGTTCAACAGACCGCTGGTGCATTTGCTGGAACCTTTCAATGGGGTCCAGCAGACAAGGTAAAACAGATAGATAGTGAAATAACACTCGCAAGCACATATGGTAAACCTAATTCAGATTCAGCAGTATCATTTTTTACTGCTGCAAACTTTCTGTCTTATGGTAATAACTTAAGTATTGTACGTGCAGTTGGTGCATTAGCAAACAATGCAACCGATGGTAGTACATTGAATGTACAGATTAAAAACGAAGATGTTTACGAGTCTACTTATTTAAATACCAACAACGGCAATAATTATGGTCCATTTGCGGCCAGATATGCAGGTGTTTTAGGAAACTCTATCACTGTTGCTGTTTGTGCAAACAATCAAACATATAGCACATGGGCATACAAAAATTATTTCACATCTGCGCCAGGCACATCAGATTTTGCTGATTCTGTTAATGGTGTAAATGATGAGATGCACATCGTTGTTATTGACCAAGACGGATTGTTTACTGGTTCCGCCGGTTCAATTTTAGAAACATATGGTTTCGTTTCGGCCGCATCAGATGCAGTTATCAACGGTGTCACAAACTACTACAAACAAGTTATTTTTAATAACTCAAAGTATGTTTATGCAATGGATCCTGTTAATTATGCAACAACAAGTGCTACATGGGGACAAACTGCTGCAGGTAGAACTTTTGCAAATCCAGCAACCAACCAAGTAATTAATTTAATTACAGGTTCTTCTGTTGCACCTACTGATGGAAACTTAACAACATCTTACGATTTATTTGCTAANAAAGAATCTATTGACGTTGCCTTGGTACTAACAGGCGGNCATTCAATTACAGTTCAACAATATGTTATTGANAACATTGCTGTTGGTCGTGCAGACTGTGTGGCTTTTATCTCTCCAAGATATGCAGACGTAGTTAATAAAGCAGGCAGCGAAACAACTAATATTCAAGATTGGTTAACAACACTATCAAGAAGTTCTTCTTATGTTGTTGCTGATTCTGGATGGAAATACCAATTCGACAAATACAACAACACATATCGTTGGGTACCACTGAACGGTGATATTGCTGGATTGTGTGTGTACACAGATAACATTCGTGACCCATGGTTCTCACCAGCTGGTTTCAACCGTGGTGCAATTAAGAACTCTATCAAGTTGGCATGGAATCCAAACAAGTCATTCCGTGATACATTGTATGCAGCAGGTGTTAATCCAGTTGTATCATTCCCAGGTCAAGGCACAGTATTGTTTGGTGACAAAACATTGTTAAACAAACCATCAGCATTCGACCGTATTAACGTTCGCCGTTTGTTTATTACACTTGAAAAGGCAATTGCACAAGCTGCCAAGTTCTCAATGTTTGAATTGAATGATGAATTTACAAGAGCACAATTTATTGCTTTAGTATCACCATTCTTGCGTGACATTCAAGGACGCCGTGGTTTGACAGACTTTAGAGTTGTTTGCGATTCAACAAACAACACACAACAAGTTATTGATAGCAACCAATTCGTTGGAGATATCTACCTTAAACCTGCACGTTCAGTAAACTACATTCAGTTGAACTTTATTGCTGTTGGTACTGGTGTTGACTTCGTAACAATCGTTGGCGCAGCTTAATAAATAAACGATATAGGAGAAAACAATGGCATTTAATGTATCAGAATTCAGAGCTAATATGATTGGAGACGGAGCACGTCCTAATTTATTCTCTGTCTCTTTAATATTTCCATCAAACGTAACAAACTCAACAGCTGCTGGCCAAAAACTAACCTTTATGGCCAAAACAGCACAACTACCAGGTTCTTCAATCGGTACAGTTCCAGTATTTTACTTTGGACGTGAGATGAAGTTTCCAGGTAACAGAACTTTTGCTGACTGGACATTGACAATCATTAACGATGAAGATTTTGCAATCAGAAATTCTTTAGAAAACTGGATGAACTCTATCAATAGTCACGCAGGCAACGTAAGAAGCGGCGCAGCAAGAAATTCTAATGGTTATTCTGTTGATGCAAACGTTATTCAATATGGTAAAACAGGCAACGAATTAAAGAAATATAATTTCGTTGGTTTATTTCCATTAGAT